GGCGACCAGATCGGAGGCACCGAGTGCGGTAACAATTGGATCGGCTATGTGATTCACCAGTCGCCCGGGCCGATGATGGCGGTGCAGCCAACCGTCGAGATGGCCAAGCGCAACTCGAAACAGCGTGTCGATCCGCTGATCGAGGAGTCCGACGTGCTGCGGGTCCTGGTGCAGAGTCCGCGGTCGCGCGATTCCGGGAACACGGTCCTCTCGAAGGAGTTTCCTGGCGGCGTGCTGGTGATGACGGGCGCGAACAGTGCTGTGGGCCTGCGGTCCATGGCCGCTCGCTTCTTGTTCCTCGACGAGGTCGACGCTTACCCGGGCGATGTCGAAGGCGAGGGCGATCCGGTCAACCTGGCGATGGCGCGCACGCGCACGTTCGCCCGGCGCAAGGTGTTCCTCTGCTCGACGCCGAAGATCACCGGCATGAGCCGGATCGAAGCGGCGTACGAGGAGAGTGATCAGCGTCGCTTCTGGGTGCCGTGCCCGATTTGCCGCGAGTTCCAGATTCTGAAGTTCGCGCAACTCCGGTGGCCAAAGGGACACACGGAAAAGACGGTTTACGTTTGCGAGCACTGCGGACAGGAACTGCAGAACCACCAGAAGCAGTGGATGCTTCCGCGCGGTCAGTGGCGCGCAGCCGCGGCGGGCGACGGCAGGACGGTGGGCTTCCACCTTTCGAGCCTATACTCGCCGGTGGGCTGGTTCGCCTGGTCCGACGCGGCGAAGTACTTCGAGCAGGCACAGAAGAATTCCTCGCTGCTCCAGGTCTTCATCAATACGGTCCTGGGAGAGACTTGGACGCTGCTCGGTGAAGCGCCGGATTGGCAGAAGCTCTATGACCGACGCGAGGCCTATAAGATCGGCACCGTTCCGCGTGGCGGGCTGTTCCTCGTTGCCGGCGCGGACGTCCAGAAGGACCGCATCGAGGTCGAGGTGGTCGCATACGGACGCGGCAAGGAGTCCTGGTCGGTCGATTACCGGGTATTCGAGGGCGACACGTCGCGAACGGCGGTGTGGGAGAAGCTCAGCGCGCTGTTGAGCGAAACGTATCCGGCGGCGAGCGGTATCGAGTTGCCCATCCTCCAACTGGCGGTGGACTCGGGCTTCGCCACCACCGAGGTGTACCAGTGGGCGCGGCGGCAGGGTGGCCGGGTGCTGGTGATCAAAGGTGACGCGCGGTCGCCTGCGCTGCTCGGGTCGGCGTCTCCGGTCGAGGTCGGTCCTCTGGGCGCGAAGTTGAAGCGGGGCATTCGCGTATGGCCGGTAAACTCCGGGATGGCGAAGGAGGAACTCTACCGCTGGCTACGCCTGGAACGGCCCACCGACGAAGACCTCGAAAACGGGAATATATTCCCACTTGGCTACTGCCACTTCCCCAAGTACAGCGAGGAGTACTTCAAACAGATCACCGCCGAGCAGCTCGTCACGAAGATCGTGAAAGGCTACCGACGTCACGAGTGGCAGAAGATGCGCGAGCGCAATGAGGCGCTCGACTGCCGGGTGTACGCGCGCGCGGCAGCCAGCCGCATCGGCATCGATCGCTACCAGGACAAACACTGGCAGGCGATAGAGGAGCGAGTTGGCCAACCGAAGCGGCCGGAGCAGACGCCGAGCACTCCGGCTCCGGGAAGTCCAAAAGGTCCCCGGCCCGCCAGGCGCCGGACGTGGGGACGGTTCTGAAGGGAGGCTGTCATGGCGTATACGCAGAGTCATCTGGATGCACTGCAGGAGGCGCTGGCCTCCGGCACATTGACGGTCACATTCGAGGGCCGGAGCATGACGTACCGCTCCGTCCAGGAATTGCAGCGAGCAATTTCGGTGGTGCAAAGCTCGCTGAACCAGCAGTCCGGTAAGCGCGTTCGCCAGTACCAATTGTCCGGGAGCAAGGGCCTCTAACTCGTGTTCAACCTGAGTTCATTTCTGACCCGCATGGGGCGGGGTGGGAGCGGTGCGCCCGCGCAGCCTCCTGCGCGCCGCGCCGCCAGTGGCTCGCCCTACGAAGGCGCCACGGCGGGCCGCCGGCTGGGCACCTGGGTTACGACCCGCGACGCCATCAACTCGGTCTGGTATCAGAGCGCGGACCAGTTGGTGGCACGCTCCCGCGACATCATCCGTAAGGATGGGTGGGCATCGAAGGCTGTGGACGAGTGGGTGTGCAACGCCATCGGCACCGGCATCAAGCCGCAGTCGATGCACCCGACGCTGGCGGTCAAGGAGAAACTCCAGGCGCTATGGTCGCTCTGGGCTAACGAAGCGGACGCCGCCGGGATGACCGACATTTACGGCCTGCAGGCGCTCGCGTTCCGGTCGATGGTCGAGGGTGGCGAGTGCTTTGCGCGCAGGCACGACCGCGACCTCCGCGAGGGACTGAGCGTGCCGCTCCAACTGCAGTTGATCGAAGCGGAGCAATTGCCGTTCTACTTGGCGCGGCCCACTCCCAACACGCCGAGGGGAAACGTTGTGCGCGCGTCCATCGAGTTCGATCCGTCCGGACGGCGCACGGCCTACTACTTCTACAAGCAGCACCCGGGCGAACGGATCTTCTTCCCCACCGACCTGGAACTGATGCGGGTTCCGGCCGCGGAAGTCATGCATCTGTTCCGTTCGCTCCGGCCTGGCCAGTTGCGGGGCGTGCCATGGATGGCGAATGCGCTGGTGCGCCTTTGGGAACTCGACCAGTACGACGACGCCGAACTGCTGCGGAAGAAGTTCGCCGCGATGATGATGGGCTTCATCACCCGCCAGAATCCGGACGATGCGTTCTTCCCGAACGCCACCCCGCAGGAGGCCACAGACGCCGGAGGCGTGGCCGGATCCGGCGAACAGGGCGTCGCGGTGGCGCAACTCGAGGCGGGCACCATGACCGAGTTGGAGCCAGGCGAGGACGTGAAGTTCAGCGAACCCGCGGATGTGGGCGGGAATTACGAGTCCTTCGAGCGCATCCAGTTGCTCCGCATTGCGGCGGGGCTGGGCCTGCCGTACGACATGCTCACCGGCGATCTGTCGAAGACCAGCTATTCGTCGATCCGGGCCGGCATCCTTTCCTTCCGGCGGCTGTGTGAGCAGATCCAGTTCGGCGTCTTCATTTACCAGTTTTGCCGCCCCACCTGGCGCGCGTTTGTCGAGCAGGCGGTGCTGGCGGGCAAACTGGACGCCCGCGACTACATGGCCAACCGGGACGACTACCTGGCGGTCCAGTGGCATACGCCCAAGTGGGCGTGGGTCGATCCGGAGAAGGACGTCAAGGCCGAGATCATCGCGATCCGGTCGGGGCTGAAGGCGCGCAGCATGTCCATCAACGAGATGGGCCTGGATGAGGAAGAGGTTGACCGGCAGATTGCCCGCGACAACGAGCGCGCCGACGAGTTGGGCCTCGTGCTGGACTCCGACCCCCGAAAGACGGATGCGCGTGGCCAGGCGAGCAACCTGCTCGACACGACCCAGACCGATGGCGGCAACGAAGGTGACAGCGGCAATGCGCCCGCTGACTCGCAGCCCAAGCGGAAGGAGCCTACGAAATGAAAGCGAACTATCTCCCGCACCTGGCGGGACGGGTCTTCGGCGTTCCGCTGCTGATCCAGCCGCAGAAGTTGAGCGTGATCCTGCAGGCTATCGGCCCGCGTCTCGGCCTACCCGCAGGCGAGTTCGAAATCGAGGGGTTGGGCGTGCCTGTCATCGCGCGTGTGACGCAGAATCCCCTGGACGAGGGCGACGATCCCGACGAGATGGACGACGCGGCCCGGAGTCAGAAGCCGTATCTGGTAACTCCAGAGGGTGTTGCGATTATTGGTGTCTCCGGAACGCTGGTCAAGAGGGCCAGTTGGCTCGATGCGGCGTCCGGGATGCAGTCCTACGAGAGCATCCGCGCGGAGTTCCAGGATGCGGTTGGCGATCCGCGCATCCAGGGCATCCTGCTCGACGTGGACTCGCCCGGCGGCGAGGTGGGCGGTCTGTTCGATCTCGCGGATGAGATCTACAACGCACGGGCTGAGAAGCCCTGTATGGCCATTGCGGACGACGATGCGTTCTCTGCTGCGTATGCCATCGCCAGCAGCGCCGAGCGCCTTTTCGTCACCCGCACCGGCGGCGTGGGCAGCGTCGGCGTAATCGCCTTGCACCTGGACCAGTCGGGTTTCGACGAGAAAGCCGGCAGGAAGTACACCGCGATCTACGCGGGCGCCAGGAAGAACGACTTCAACCCGCATGAGGCGCTGTCCGGTTCGGCAAAGGACGAGTTGCAGAGCGAAATCGACCGCCTCTACGACATGTTCGTCGGCACGGTCGCGCGCAACCGGGAGATGAAACCGGCGTTGGTCCGGAACACCGAGGCGGGCCTGTACTACGCGGAGAAGGCCATCAGCGCAGGCGTCGCGGATCAGGTCGGGACTTTTGACGATGCGTTGGACGCCGTTCTCGAAGCGGCAACGGCGCGCAAACGAGGTCGCGTGGCGGCGTCTGCCGCAACGCAGATTCCAGAAGGAGAAACCACTATGGCAAAGGAAGTTGAAAAGACGGCAGACGCCAATCAGAACGCCGCGGCGCCTGCACCCGAAACGAAATCCACTGAGGTGCCGGCCTCCACTGCCGCGCCCACCATTCCGGTGGTGGATGCAACCGCCATCGAAACCCGGCTGCGCGCGGAGTACGAAGAGATCGCGGTCCTCTGCACCCTCTCCGGCCACCCCGAGCTGGTCGCGGAACTGATCGCGAGCAAGAAGACCGTGGCCCAGGTTCGCGAGCACCTGCTTGCTCTCAAGGCCCAGGAGTCTCAGCGCACGGCGGTGCAGTCGCACGTGCAGGGCAGTCCCACCGGCGCGGAAGCGCAGTTGAACGCCGCGGCGCAGCAACTGGCCGCAAGTCGCAACATCCCGTTCGCGCAGGCTTACGTGGAGGCCATGAAACTCCACCCCGAGCTTTACCAGCAGTACCTCGCTGAGAAATCCGACCCCGCGCGGGCGATGTAGGGCGGCGAGCCAATCCAACCGAAAAGGAGCACTCGATCATGGCTTTCGAAGTCAGTTTGCAAACGGTCTCGGTCCCGGCTAGCGCCGACCTGTCCACGAAGCAGTTTCTGTTCGGGACGATCAACGCCAGCGGGCAGGTGGCGGTGACCGGCGCGGGCCTCGCGTCGGACGGCGTCATCGCACTCGGCCCCAGCGCGCAGGGTCGCCCCTGCGGGCTGGCGTCTTTCCCTGGTCAAATCGCCCGAGTGATGCTCGGCGCCTCCGTCGCTAACGGGGCGCTGCTCGAGGTGGATGCCAACGGCAAGGCGATCACCCAGTCCTCGGGCAAGATCGTCGGGAAGGCGCTCTCCGCTGGCGCCTCGGGCGACATCATCCCGGCTCTGCTGATTCTCATGCGGTAGAAGCGGGGCAACTCAGAAAAGGAGCAATGAACCATCATGTATACGCCGACTCCCGGTGACGTTCACGTCAATACGCCGCTGACCCAAATCAGCATCGCGTATCTCCAGAGCCAGGACCAGTTCGTGGCCGCGCAGGTCTGCCCCGTCATCCCGGTGACCAAGCAGAGCGACCGCTACTACGTCTACAATCGCGGCGATTTCTTCCGCGATCAAATGCAACGCCGCGCGCCCGGCACTCCGGCCGCCAGCGTCGGCTACCGCCTCGACAACACGCCGACCTACTTCGCCGACGTGTGGGGCGAGGCCAAACCCATTCCGGACCAGTTGCGCGGGAACGCCGACGCGGTCCTCAACATGGACCGCGATGCGGTCGAGTTCCTCTCGCAGCAGGCGTTGATCCGGCGCGAGAAGATCTTCGCGGCCAATCTGTTCACCACGGGCAAGTGGAACACCGACATGACGGGCGTCGCCGCCGGTCCTGCCGCCGGCCAGTTCCTGCAGTGGAACGATCCGGCGTCGAACCCCATCGAGGACGTTCGCGCCGGCAAGCTCGCCATCAAGCAGGCCACCGGCTATCCGGCGAACACGCTGGTGCTGTCGGAACCGGTATGGTTGAAACTGATCGACCATCCCGACCTGGTGGACCGCGTGAAGTACGGCCAGACGGCGGGTCGTCCCGCCACCGTGAGCCGCGAGGCTCT